TAGATTCGACAGGGCAAAGAGTAACAGAGTGGACAGCACATCAGAGTAGATGTTAAAACTAAAACAACGTAAACGCAAACGACGAACAGTTCGCATTAGCAGCCTAAACACTGCTTAGGGTTTTGGTAGGTTTCCTCGTAACAGAATAATCTACCATTTTTAAATTTAAAAAGGAGTTTTATGAAAAAGTTAGTAATTGCAACATTAGTTGCATTAAGCGGTTTAGCTTTTGCAGGAGATAGCGTTACCTTAGAAGGTCAACATATCAACAATGCAGGTGCAGCTGCTCAACAGCAATATGTTTTAGGCGTTAAGAAAGATTTCGGCAGTGTTGCTGGCGATGTCGCTATTCAAAATGCACAAACAGAAGGCACAAATGCTTTGAGCACACGCTTAGAAGCAGGCGCTACAGTTAATGGTCCTGTTGGATTATATGCTCGCGCAGCTATCGGTCAAAAGTATACTAATACTACAGACTTCACATATTATTCAATTGAGCCAGGCATTGCTGCTCCAATTGGTTATGGCTTGACAGCTAAAGTAGGTTATCGTTTCCGTTCAGCATTTGACGGTACACAAAACAATGACCAAACACATACAGCACGTTATGCATTGTCTTATGCTTTGAGCAAAGACGATACGCTTACTGCTAAGTATGACCGTGTTAACGGCGACAGCAACCAAAAGGTTATTGGTTTAGCATACACACGCGGATTCTAATATCCAAAGGTTTGTTGGTATATCCTTAAAAGCCAACAATAAATTTTTGGGATAATAGTATGAAAACAAACACTGAGAGTGGATATATTTTTTCAGATATTGCAGGATTAGGCGAACTAGCAATTTCTGATGAAGCTAATTTTGCTACAGATTTATATGAGGTTGTACGAGGTGCAGTAACCCCAGAACAACTTCAACATATGGACATTGAATTTGAGTTAATCAAAAAATTACAGTATATGCAAGGCGGACAAAGTGAAGAAAACAAATTCATGTTTGGTGATTCACAAGTAACAAATAGTTTTGCTTATTATTCTGCTTTATGTTTCGAAGCATTATCCTTACAACTTCAACCTCTCATGGAACAGATAACAGGTAAGAAGTTATATCCCACATATACATACGCTAGGATATATTACAATGGCGCAACAATGGCTATACACAAAGATAGACCAAGTTGCCAATTTTCAGCAACCGTTAATATTTCTATAGATGAAGATCCATGGGAAATCTGGTTCGAGACATTAAACGGTGAGCACAAAGCAGTTAAATTATGGCCAGGCGATCTTATTGTTTATAAAGGCGATACTTTAAACCATTGGCGTGATGCATATCAAGGTCAAAGACAAACACAGGCATTTCTACACTATGTAGATAAGTTTGGAAATTACCGCGACTATAAATGGGATCATAGACCATATCTAGGCACTGCCGCGAATTCAAGGAAAACAAATTGAGCACACTAAAAGAATTGACAGCTGAGGTTCACGCAGAAGCTGAATCACAGCCATTTATAAAATCAATATTTGCAGGTAATGTAGATAAAGAAAAGTATACAGATTATGTTTATCAATTATTTCATGTTTATGGCTTAATGGAAATATTATCTTCTAAGCATGGAATATTTGATGGTATAGAAAATCTTAAAAGAGCTAATGCAGCACAGAGAGATTGGACTGAACTTTGCGAAGGTATTCCAACCACGATATTTAATATTAAAGAATCTACATTAAACTATATGCAATACTTAGATAGCATTAAAGATGATCCTGAGAAATTATTGGCCCATGTATATGTCAGACATATGGGGGATATGTTCGGAGGACAACAACTAGCTAAGTTAACTCCCGGCAACGGTCATATGTATAAGTTTGAAGATATTCCTTCTTTAGTTAAAGCGGTAAGATCTAAGTTAGATGTATCTCTAGCAGATGAGGCAATTATAGCATTTAAACATAATATTGAAATGGTGAAAGAATATAATGATTGAAGTGTGGCCGCAAGTTGATAAACTTGCAAATGATATTATTAGTAAGTTTTCAGAGTATGAAGTAGAGCAATTAGATCCTAAGTATGAGCATCATACTGATGACTTTACTTGGAAAAACTATTTGTGGACATGTTCCCAATTTAGACGTGCGCATATTGAGATTGTAGATGCTACAAAGAACCACAAGATGTGGGTTATGCATATGTGTATATTTCCACACTACAATTCTCCCGATCCTATATTTGGGTTTGACGTAGTATGCGGTAAGAATAAAATTACAGGTGCCTTTCATGATTTTTCCCGTGTAGGTAACTCTCATGTATATGATTGGTATCAAGATAAAATGTCTAAGGTAGAATGGAATAAACCTAGAGAACTACCTGGATGGGCAAAGGCAATCTTCAGTCCAAATATGGTTGCGGCAGGCAACATACAAACACAAGAGGAATTAGATCAACTAACAAAAACAGTTATTGACAATCTTGACTATTACCTATATAATATAGGAACAGTAGATAAATGGAAACAGCATTTTGAAGCTCAAAATAATTATTGCAAGAATCAAAAACTAAATCCTCACACACCTGCTATGATGGTTAACTTCGGAGTAGACAAAACGGTGTTTATGAATTTTATGGATGAGATACTTTTCCCAGAAACACCATGAACGAAGAAATAAATTATATACTAACCGACAGCTTGATTATTACCAAAAAATTTAGATCACCTAATGAGTTTTCTCTGCACATCGAGGAAAGAGTATTTAGAGAAAAGATAGGCTATATGGATGCGGTTATTCAGTATTGTACAGAAGTAGACATTGATATTGAATCTATTTCTAAATTAATTAATCAGTCTCTTAAAGATAAAATTCAAACAGAAGCTGAAGATCAAAATTATCTGAAAAAACGTGGAAAGTTACCACTGTGACTATGGATGAATTCTCGGTGTATAAAATGTACCTTGCTCTTAAGTTACATTTCACTACAGAAAATTATGATGTTATCGCGCAACGCGGTAGAGTAAGAGCAAGTAGAGCTGCTTTTGCTAAAAGAAAAGATTTATACTCAATCAAGAAAGTATCCAAGACATATTCGGATGAGGAAGTTGCTAATTTTCTAGTTGCCAACTTTACATCCGGAGATAGATGGGGCGGTATGTTTGATTCCGAAGCAGGTGAAAGATACTCCGAGTGGAAGAAGCGAATAGAAAGCCTTGGATATATTTTTACTAATGATTTGGATAGATTGATCGAAGAACTTGATGCGTCAAATATGACTTTTGCAGATGCGTTTAAAATTACAAAAGCACAGCATCCATATATAATAAAAGCATTTATGAGAAAGACTATAACACTTGAAACATTAGTCATTCTAGAAAAGCTTGAACCGTTCTTAGATAAGTTTGATTCCGAGATTTCGGACAAGATTATCTGGCCTGATATATCTAGGCTAATGCGAAAGTATAAACCATTTTTACGTTTTGATAGGGAAAAATTCGATGCAATACTTAGAAGAAGAGTTGGACATAAACTCTCAGAAAATTAAGCGACTCGAAAGTGAGTTAGAGATGACACGAGATGTCTTACACACCACAATAGAGTCATTGAAAGAAACCCAAAGATATTTAATGAAATTAGCGTACAACCAAACTGAAATTACAAAGAAAGTTTCAAAGTGGCCGTACATTGTAGTAGATTCCGCAAGTAAGGATGATACAGTTTAATAAGGTATAAGGAGCCTTAACTTTTTAAAATGAGTATTAAGAAGAGAAATTTTAACCCCGATTATGAACATGATCGAGAAGGTAAACTTAAAAATATAAAACGTAAAAGTGTTATTGACAAACACAAAAAGATTATATATAATATAGCATCATCTAAAAAGATGGATGATGACATTGATGAATTTGATTATGATTATGCGACATTTGGTAATGGCAAATTTAAACAGCGTTAATACAATAAACATACACCGTAAATACGAAAGGAAATATTATGGCAATCAACTCACTAGCTGATCTAAGAAAATCCCGCGGCGGATTTGAATCTCTTATGAAAGAGGTTGAAAAGATCTCCAATCCCCAAGGCGAATCAAGAAGTGGCGATGATCGTTTCTGGCAACCAGAAGTCGACAAAGCAGGTAATGGCTATGCTGTTATTAGATTCTTACCTACCCCTAAAGGTGAAGACCTTCCATGGGTTAGAGTTTGGAATCATGGATTCCAAGGCCCAGGTGGAAAATGGTATATCGAAAATTCCCTTACAACTCTAGGCAAAGCAGATCCTGTTTCTGAATATAACACAGAATTATGGAACTCTGGCTCTGATGCAAATAAGGAAATTGCTCGTAAGCAAAAGCGTAAGCTCAGCTATATCACTAACATCCTTATTGTTAAGGATCCTGCACATCCTGAAAACGAAGGTCAAGTCAGACTTTATAAGTTTGGCAAGAAGATCTTTGATAAGATTAAGGACATGGCAGAACCACAATTCCAAGACGAAAAACCCGTCAATGTATTTGACTTTGATACAGGCGCAAACTTTAAATTAAAGATTCGCCAAGTAGAAGGTTATCGTAATT